ACAGATTATCCGAAACGGTAAAGGTGAGGTTACGGCACTTTATCCGCTTATGCCGGAAAAGATGCGTATAGACAGAGGTGCGGACACAAAAATATATTACACATATAACAGTGATAAGCAGGGGACATTTGTATTTCGCAAAGATGAAATTCTGCATATAGTCGGACTGGGATTTGACGGACTTGTGGGATACTCACCGATTGCTATGGCTAAGAATGCGATAGGACTTTCTATTGCTGCCGAAGAATACGGCTCAAGCTTTTTCTCAAACAGCGGTACACCAAGCGGAGTTTTGGAACATCCGGGAGTTTTGAAAGAGCCGGAAAAAGTTCGTGACGCATGGAATGACGCATACGGCGGAAGTTCAAATGCACACAAGGTTGCGGTGTTGGAAGAAGGAATGAAATTCAATCCGATTTCGATAAATCCTCATGAGGCACAGTTTCTTGAAACAAGAAAATTTCAGGTGAATGAAATATGCAGAATATTTCGTGTTCCTCCGCATATGATTGCTGATTTGGAAAAATCAAGTTTTAACAATATAGAACAGCAGTCGCTTGATTTTGTGACAAATACAATCCGACCGTGGCTTGTGAGGATAGAGCAGACAATATTTCAGCAGCTTCTGACAGAAGAAGAACAGAAAAAATACTTCGTAAAATTCAATGTTGACGGACTTCTGCGAGGGGATTTTAAAAGCCGTATGAGCGGATATGCTATCGGTAGACAGAATGGGTGGTACAGTGCAAACGATATAAGGGAATTGGAGGATATGAATAAAATACCTAAAGAGCTTGGCGGTGACAGATATTTATGTAACGGCAATATGGTTGATATAAATAATGCCGGAAATTACAACAGCGGGGGTGAAAGTGAAAATGAGTAAATTTTGGAGGTTCAAGACTGTTAAAAACAAAATAGACGAAGAAAATGAAAGCACTGAAAATGTGCTTTTTTTAAATGGTGTAATTGCGGAAGAAAGCTGGTACAGCGATGATGTAACACCGAAAATGTTCCGTGATGAACTTAATCGGTACGACGGTGATATTACGGTATGGATAAACAGTCCGGGCGGTGACTGTTTTGCGGCAAGTGAAATATATACGGCACTGAAAGAACATAACGGCAAAATTACCGTTAAAATAAACGGCATTGCGGCAAGTGCGGCATCTGTAATTGCAATGGCTGGGGATATGGTTGAGATGTCTCCGACATCAATGATTATGATACATAATCCTTCAATGATGCTTTACGGACAGGCATCGGAACTTGAACAAGGTATTGATTTTCTTAACGAAGTAAAGGAATCAATTATAAATGCTTATCAGATAAAGACTGGACTGTCACGAAGCAAACTGTCACATTTGATGGACGGAGAAACATGGATGAATGCACATTCGGCACATGATATGGGGTTCTGTGACAAAATCCTATACGGCAATGATGACAGCACTGATAATCAAGATATGATTTTTGACAAAACAACAATGGTGACCAATACCATTGCCGCAATGCGAAAAAAACTTAAACCGATAGTCAAGCCGGAAGACTCCAAGTATTGTATTCCGTCAGAACAGTTTGAAACAAGATTAAATTTATTGAAATAATGGGGGTAATATAAATGGCGTCAATAACTGATTTAAGACAAAAAAGAGCAGCGTTATGGGAAAAGACAAAGAAATTTCTTGATAATGCAAAACGAGAAAACGATATGCTTTCGGCAGAGGACGTGGAAACATATGAAAAAATGGAGAGTGAAATTGTTGCTCTTGGCAAGGAGATTGACATTTTAGAACGTCAGGCAGAGATGGAAAAAAGACTGAATTCTCCTGTTAATACACCCGTTCTTGAAACACCTAAAACGAACGGTGATATAAAAACGGGCAGAGCAAGTGACGAATATAAGCAGGCATTTTGGAAGCTTATGAAGAATAATCAGCTGTCATATTCGGTGCATGATACATTGCAGATCGGTACTGACAGTGACGGCGGATATCTTGTTCCGGACGAATACGAGGCAGTTCTAATTGATAAACTTGCCGATGAAAACATTATGAGAGGATTAGCTACAATCATAACAAGTGCAAACGGTGATAAAAAGATTCCGGTAGTTGCATCTCACGGTGAGGCTGTGTGGACAGATGAAGGCTCGGAATATACTGAAAGTGATGACGAGTTCGGAACGGTATCGCTTGGAGCTCATAAGCTCAGTACGATTATAAAAGTATCGGAAGAACTGCTCAATGACTCCGCATTTAATCTTGAAACATACATATCATCGGAATTTGCAAGAAGAATGGGTGCGGCAGAGGAATTGGCATTTATCAACGGCAACGGTACAGGAAAACCGACAGGTGTGTTAAATACGGCTGAAGTAGGGGTTACGTCTGCTGCGTCAAACGCAATTACGACAGATGAAATAATTGACCTATATCACAGTCTTAGAACACCATATCGAAAGAATGCCGTATTTATGTCAAGCGACAGTACAATAAAGGCTATAAGAAAACTTAAAGACAGTAACGGTCAGTATTTATGGCAGCCGGGTCTGCAGGCGGGACAGCCGGATACAATTCTTAACCGTCCGATACATACTTCTGCATATATGCCTGAGATAGAGTCCGGCAATAAGATATTGCTGTTTGGTGATTTATCATATTATTGGGTGGCTGACAGACAAGGACGTTCATTCCAAAGATTGAATGAACTTTTTGCAAAGAACGGACAAGTCGGTTTCCGTGTATTCCAAAGATTGGACGGAAAGCTGATATTGCCTGAATCGGTTAAAACTGTTCAGATGAAATAATAGGAGGGTAAAATGAAAATAAAGATAACAACTTCATGCTCGGGTTTGACTTTCAGTTTTTCTGAAGGTCAAACTGTTGATGTTGACAAGAAAATAGGCGAAGATTTGGTTCAGTGCGGATTTGCGGAAGAAGTAAGGGACACTAAAACAACAAGAAGGGACACTAAATCTAAAACAGTGCAGTCTAAAACGGAGGAAGAGGAAAGTGCTGACGATTGAAGAGGCTAAACAGTATCTGCATTTGGATTCTGACGCAGAGGACGACTATCTCCGAATACTCATTCTCTTAGCAGGAGAAATGTGCGAAAATTATACACGTCTTGCAATGCCTGACGAACTACCGGAAAGCTATAAACAAGCTATGCTTGTGTGTATAGGATATTTCTTTGAACAGCGTGACGGAACTAAAAACGGCATACCGAGTATATTTTATACATTGCTGAGACCATACAGAAAGGCGGCATTTTAATGGACTTTTCAAAACTGCGTCATCGGGCTATATTTTTGAAACCGCTTGATAAAAGATTAAATTCAATGAATGAAAATGTTCCTGTGTGGATTCCGTTCAAACCTAAATTAAGCGGTGACATTAATGCTACTGAAACTTCTGTGTATGTACTGACCGATAACAAAGGCACCGCATTATGGAAATCGGCAGACGGCGGACAGCTGTATTCACATCAGCTTTCTTTGAATGAGTATGCCGTATGGGCAAATGTTTCTCCGATGTCGGGACGTGAGTATGAGGAGTCACAAAAACTGCGTGCAGAAACCACATACAAAATTACAACAAGGTATTTTCCGAATATAACCGAGGATATGAAAATTATGTTCGGACTAAAGGTTCTTGATATTGTTTCTGTTCTTAACATAGGCGAAAACAATACGGAATTGCAAATTGTTGCAAAGGAGAAAGACCGAAATGGCAAGGAATATTGATGTATTCGGATTTGACGAACTTGAAAAAGCTATGAAGCAATGCGAGAAGAATTATCCGAGTCAGGCAGACGCATTCCTTATGGCAGAAGGAAGTGCCGTAAATAAGAGAACAAAATCACTTACACCGGTAAGGACAAAAAAACTCCGCAGCTCATGGAGAACGAAAAAAGTGAAACTGTATAAGGGCGGTAAAGTGAGAGTAGTGAGAGTTCAGTCAACAGCACCTCATGCACATCTTGTTGAACTCGGTCACAAGATTGTAAGCGGCGGCAGAACTCGGGAAAGAGGCAGAAAACTTAATCGTGTACAGCGTTCTGCAATAGGCATTAAATCCGGCGGATATGTACAAGGTGATTTTATGCTTGAAAAATCAATGTCGGAGGCACAGGCAAAATTCAACTCGGGTGCAGAAAAACTGCTTGATAAGATAACAAAAGATATACAAATGTAGGAGGACAGATGATTACAGAAAAAGATATACAGACACGAACTGCGGAAATCCTTGCGGATGCCGGATTTAACGTAGTTGCATCAGAAGTAGATGAGGGATTTTTAAAACCGGCAGTGTTTGTTTCTGCGTATCCTTCAGATGTACAGCCTCTGTGCTGTGGCGGTGCACTTGAGGAACTTACTGTTTCGGTAGAATTAAAATATATATCGGCTCTTGAAACTGTGGAGGACTGTATAGGTGCTTATAGCAGGATTAAAGAGCTTTTTTTGTACCCGACTTTCGATATTATGGACAGACATCTGACTATTCATGAAATGAATTTTGAAATTGAAAAGGGTGCAATGTATGTGTATTTTGATATAAATTTCATTCAGGCTGTGGATAAAACAGAAAAGTATGATGAAATGAGCGAACTTGTGATACGGGGGGATAAAAATGGGATTACCTGAAATTTTAATTGAATTTAAGACGAAGGCACAGACTGCGGTAACACGAAGTCAGAACGGAATTGTAGCGGTTATTCTTGAAGATTCAACCAAAGTCGGAGATGAAAATTTAAGTTATACATATAACTATGAAGCCGATATTGTGAAATCAGACTGGACAACGACAAATCTTGACTACTTGAATAAAATATTTCTCGGCAAACCGAAACGAGTGCTTGTGGAAAGAGCGGAAACAGGCGAGGACTTCAAAAAGTCATATAACGCCGCCTTGGCACGCCTTAGAAATAAGTCGTGGAACTGGCTGACGTTTCCGGGATTGGAACCGCATAAAGATTTGACGGAAGAACTGCAGAATTGGATTATAGCACAGAGAGCGGCAAAAAAGACATTCAAAGCGGTTTTGCCTTGTTCTGCGGCAAATAATGAGGGCATTGTTAACTTTTCCTCGAGCGGTATCAAAGTAGGAGCAAAGACATATTCGGCATATGAATATTGTGCAAGAATTGCAGGCTTGCTTGCCGGACTGTCAATGACAGAGAGTGCGACATATCAAGTTCTTTCGGAAATTGACTCTATAACGGAGAGCCTTACTCCCGATGAAGATATAGACGAAGGTAAGTTTATACTTATCAATGACGGCGAAAAAGTAAAAGTCGCACGAGGTGTAAATTCGCTACACATCTTAAGCGGTGACAAGACCGAAGATATGAAGAAAATCAAAATTATTGAGGGTATGGACTTAATGCGTGACGATATTCGTTCTGCATTTGAGAATAACTATATCGGAATTAATAACAGCTATGACAATAAGGTTATGTTTGTAGCTGCTATTAATCAGTATTTTGACGGACTTGTAAGAGAAGGCGTACTGTACGGCGATGCGGAAAATACAGCAGATATAGATGTTAATGCACAGCGTGACTGGCTTGCACAAAAATATGATATATCCGAGTACAGTGATGAACAGATTCGTAAGGCAAAGACGGGGAGTTATGTTTTTGTAACGGCGGATATAACATTCTGTGATGCAATAGAGGATTTGAAATTTTCTATAAATATGGAGTAAGGGAGGCAGTAAACAATGGCAGGAGAAAGAAAGCTTCCCGCTGTCGGAAAAGTAATCAGCGGTACGCACGGCTATTTTTGGTGGAACAACAGTATTTGTTATGAAATAACTTCATTTGAAGCAAAAATCAAAACAAACCGTGAAACGATAAACTTTTCGGGGCAAATGTGGGACGACAGTAAACTGATGGGTGTGTCCGGTACTTGGACAGCGAAAATAAAAAAGATTTATTCAAGAGGCAAAACGTATGCGGAGAAACTTTCAGCGGGTATTGACGAGCGATTGTCGCTTATATCAAAATTGGAGGACCCCGATAACGGCGGTACAGAAAGAGTACAGCTTATGTCATGCTGGCTTGATGAACTTACACTTCAGGCATTTGAGAACGGAAAAATTACCGAAGATGAATTTTCGGGCGGATTTGTCGGATTTAAGTATCTTGATACAATCGCTGACCCGTGTGTATAAAAAGATTGTATTTTTAATGATGGGGACACTAAAAAATTAACGGCTATACAGCTGTTTTTTTATTAAGAAAAAAAGGAAGGGACACTAAAATGAATAAGGCTACAAAATTAACATTAGCAGAACTTTTACGACGTAAGGAGCAGATGATTGCGTCAAAGAAAATTAAAAAGACAATGGATTTATATATTAAGTCCATTGATTCGGTTATAACGATTGAAGAACCGGACGGAGCACTTTGCCGTGACGCAAATGATATGGAGGCAGGCGAGGGTGATAAATATATGTGCTATGAATGTATCAAAGAACCTGACATTAAGTCGAAGGAAGTACAGGACGCATTCGGCTGTGCAGTACCTATGGATATTGTTGAAATTATATTTGCACCGGGAGAAATACCGCAGATTGCGATTGAGTGTATGAAACTTGCCGGATATATGGGCGGTGTGGAAGCTGTAAAAAACTAATACAGACGGACGGTGACCTGCAGCTTATTCATTTCTATCTTCAAAAGGGATTTGATTGGGACAGGCTTGCAAGGTTATCACTGTCTGAAAAAATATTTTTAAAGGCGAGTATGGAGCTTGCTGTGGAAGAGGAGACGGAGAAGTATAAGGCGTTATTGGGGAGTGG